GTAGGAGTTAGACTTACTTGTATACAAGGAGATACCAATGGGGAGAGCTAATCCTAAGTTATGGGAGTCTGCTAAGAAAGCTGCTGTAAGACGTATGGGTGGTAGACACTCTGCTAGAGCTATGCAACTAGCCGCTAAGATATATAAAGAGCGCGGTGGCAAATATACAGGTGGAAAAACTAAAGCACAGAAGTCTATGACTAAGTGGACTAAGCAAGACTGGGGTACTAAGAGTGGTAAGAATAGTGTACTTGGTAAAGATGCTACTGGTGAGCGTTATTTGCCTAAAAGGGATCGTGAGAAACTTACCAAAGCACAGTATGCCTCCACCACTAGAAAAAAGCGAAGTGATCTTAAGAAGGGAAAACAATTTTCTCAACAACCGAAAAAGGTCAAGAAAAAGTTAGGGCGTAAGAAATGAAAACTATTAAAAAGCTAGAACAAGCAGATAGACAACGCCAAATGAACAAAGCTTTTAAATATGGTTCTAAAGAAGGTGAGCGACACAACCCTTACAGGGCTGTTAAACCTGCTTTAAAGGCGTATAATAAAACAATTAAAAAGTAATAAAATGTCAGATATACAGTTACATGAAAAGCAGTCAGAAGTTATTAGAGATTTATTTGTTGACAATAACTGTCGTTATGCTGTTGTTAATGCTAGTCGAGGCTTTGGAAAGTCTTACTTAGCTGCTACAGCCGCTATAATTGCTGTACAAGAATTAATGAATTTAGATGAGTCAGTGCCTAATAAGAATGTGGCACTCATCGCCCCTACTTATAGCCAAGCAGTAGATATTTACTATCCACTGATAGCTTGGCAGTTAGGGATGGAAGACTATGCTGATAAAGCATCTAAGGCAGCAGGAACTTTTTGGTTTCCTAACAGTGTACAGCTTAAGCTATGGTCATATGAAGCGTCTCAAAGAATGCGTGGTACAGGGCAATACTTTATTGTAGCTGATGAGGTTACTTCATGGAAAGGCGCAGGGATGAATCTCAAAGAATCTTGGGAATCAATTATACAACCTTGTGTGGCTACTCGTTGGTCGCCTATGAACGCTAAAAAGTTTGGTGCTAACTCTGGTAGAGCGCTTATTATTAGTACTCCTAGAGGTTATGACTATTTTTATGAAATGTACAACAGACAAGATTCAGATAGTGATTGGAAAAGTTATACTTATACATATAAGGATTCTCCCTTTCTAGATGAGGAAGAGATTGATCGGATAAAACTTACACTTGATCCTTTAAAGTTTGCCAGAGAGTATATTGCAAGCTTCGAAGACTCTGGTAACAATGTATTCTATACATTTAACCGTAAGGATCATATTGACCAAAACTTGCCTAAGTTTGATGATAAAGAAGATGTACACGTAGCTATAGACTTTAACGTTGGTATTATGGCTAGTGTAATTTTTGCTATTAGAGGTGGTCAAATACACATATTAGATGAAATGCAAGGTCATCCTGATACTGAATCTTTAGCAAAAGCATTAACTGATAAATATCAAGGACATAGGATAATTAGTTATCCAGATCCTTCAGGTAGAGCTAGAAAAACTTCTGCTGCTGTAGGTGTTACAGACTTTCGTATACTAGAAACACACAAAATAATTACCAGAGCGCATACTAAAGCGCCTCCTATAATTGATAGCGTAGCTGCTGTAAACAAAAAGTTTAAGAATGCTAACGGTGATATTGATATGCTAGTCCACCCTAGATGTGTAAACACAATTAAATCAATTGAAAGAACTCAATGGCTAGAGTCAAATCCTGATTCAGCTACAATAGATAAAAAAGAAGGAATAGAACATTGGACAGATGCCTTGCGGTATGCTGTTGAATATTTATATCCTATCCGTTCAGGATCGAAAGTTACTACTAGAGGATTTGGATTTTAAAATGAAGAAACTATTTACAAACAAATTTGCTAAAATGGCAAAGAAAAGAACAGCTAAACAACAAGCTGCTTTAAAAAAGGCTCAAAAAGCTTCTGCTCTTGCTAGAAAGAAAAAGGGTGGCTTTTTAGATAATTATGCTAAACAAAGAAATGTTGCAGCAGCAGATTTAAAAGTTGCAAAAATAAAAAGAAATATTGCCAGAAGAAATAGAAAAACTAGTAAAAAGGCAGCTAGAGATTTTGAAACTGCAAATAGAAATCTACAAAGTGCTACAAATCGCTTTATGAAAGCAAATAGTGCAATTTCTAACAGAAACAAAGCACTAAGTGATATAGCAACAGCAGGTATGATAGTTGCGCCTAAAAAGAAAACAGTTAGTAGAACCGCTAAGAAAATTGGCGTTGGTACAACAAAGGCAGTATATAAAACATCAAAGGTAGCAGCTAAGTCAGCTTCTGTAGCTACTAATGTTACTACTAGTGTACTTAAAAAGCAAGCAGAGTTAGCTTATAAAGCTATAACTCTTTTATAAAGGAAAAATAAATGGCACGAACTCGTATTATTAATACAGATCAGAATGACATTATTTCTGATTCAGGTAGTGTATTGTTTTCCCTAGTTAGAGGGGAACAACTAGAATTCCCTGTTACTTTAAATTTTGTGGACGATGCTACCGCCAATACAGGCTATGACTTTGAAGCAGTAGTTGTAGAAGCACTAAATACTTCAGAGCAAACAGGGCTTAAAGTAGGTAACACTTATGATAGACCTAAGTCTATACAACCGTCAGGGGTACAAAATACGCTCGTAGTACGAGTACCAACCTATAGAGGTGCATGGCAAGATGTACAGGCTTATAACAGAGAAGAAATAGTACTACACAATACTAAATACTATAAACTATTGGAAGGCGCAGGTCGAGTAAACTCTACTACACCTGATCAAGATCCATTATGGGTAGAGACAGCATTAAATAAAATTTATGTGCAATTCCCTGCTGCTTTAGCTTCTGATTATTCTTTATCACCTACTGTAAGTTCTCCTATTTATGGTTTCTTTGAGTTAAGAGTAACAGAACCAACAGATTCTATTTATAGTAGAACATGGAAACCAATTAGAGGTATGGTTGAATTTTTGTTTAGCCCAACTGATATAGTACCTGACGTTTAAGAAGGAACGCTATTATGGCTGATAAAAAGACTACCTTTACAATTACATCACAAGATGTTTTAGGAAATAAACCTGTAAAACAAGAGATTACAACTAACGTAAGTACTCCTACAGTTACAGTAGATAGGTCTACTCAGGATATAACTTCTAAAACAGATAATATTATATTAGAGGTAGACTTAGCAAATCTTGGTGAACATAGACAGCCAGATAGAACAAAGTTTATATTTCAACCAGATACTTACAGTGTACCTGATTTAAGAATATCTTTAGTAGACAAAGCTAGTTTTGATATTTCTAGTGCTAAAGATTTAGTACAAAATATTAGTAATCTTGGGAAGTTTGAAATACTACAAACTCCTGAAAAAGTAGAGATAGTAACAGAAAAACCTTTCTTTGATGAAGTTGATCTTACAGAATTTGTAGAACAACTTGTTGGAAAGAAGGCTTTTGATACATCTTCTGCTACAGAAACAGATGAAAAATTAATAGAACCAGATAAGTTTGACGAAGTTGCAACTCCTGAATTAGTAGAAAAAGTTTTATTCAAGTCTATATTTGATACTATAGGCGTAACAGATGACTTCTATGGCGCAGCTGATCCAGACGATGATCAAACAGCACACGTTAGAGATAACAATTTTGACACTAGTGGCGTAACTGATTTTAGTTACAGAAATATATTTAAATCAATAGTTGATACTGTTAAAATGGTAGAAGACTTTGAAGCTAACGATGGTACAATAAAGGAAATAAGTACCATTGTTGATATATTTGCAGCACACTTGTCTAGACCAACAGAAGATACATCTTCAACAACCGACTTTGCAGTATTTAATACCGACTTAGGAAAACAGGACACTGCAACTACAAGCGATATTCTTTCAACCGTGATCACGTTCTTTAGAGATTATGTAGACACTGCTACTGCTGCAGATAGTGGCAGATTAAATTTACATAATTATACTTCACAAGAATATATGTTGGAAGACTATACTGGTACAAATTCATTCTTTTAAAGGATCCTTAATATGATTAACGATAAACTAGCGATGAAAGGTGACGTTACACTCGTCCTTTCGTCTCCTGATAAAGAAGATCAGGTAGTAGAAATTAAAAACTTAGTCGTTGATACAGGCTTAGCTTATATTGCTAGCCGTATGAAAGACGCAACCGATGATGTAATGTCTCACATGGCAATTGGTTCAGGAACTACTGCAGCCGCAGGTGCGGACACTGCATTAGGTAGTGAGCTAGCTCGTGTAGCTCTTACATCAACAACAATTGTTACTACAACAGTAACAGATGACGCAATTCAATATGTTGCCACTTTCCTTCCTGGAGTTGGTACAGGCGCAGTAACAGAAGCAGGTACATTTAACGATGCCTCTGCAGGTACTATGCTATGTCGTACTGTCTTCGCAGTAATTAACAAAGGTCAGTATGATACTTTGACAGTTACTTGGAAAATCACTATTGAGCCATAATAGGAGGTCAAGATGACAGCTAGTCTTACTTTGAGACAAGAAGGTAGCAGTCCAAAAGGAACTCCACTCACTAATAAAGAAGTTGATGACAATTTTATCGCATTAAATGATGAAATTGATAGGGTAGAAGAATCCATAGCGGTTGTTTCTAACCAAGAAGCTTTAATTTTAGCAATAGCGTTAGGATAATGTCATGTCAACTAGTTTCATAAATAGAGTCGCTAAAGAAGTTGGAACTACGCCAGTTTCTATGTATACTACTCCTTCGAATAGTAAAGCTATTCTTATAGGTGTAAATATTGCAAACGTAACAGGCTCGACAGTACCTTTTGATATTTATATTGATAAAGGTGGAACTGATTATTATATTGCTAAATCTCATCGAGTACTTACAGGTGATAATGTTGAAATTATGAAAGGCAACAAGATTGTTCTTGATAATGACGATATTGTTTATGTTAAGTCTGATGTAGGAAGTAGTATTGATGTAATTCTTTCAATTCTTAGTGGGGTGACATAATGGCTGAAAATTATAGTTCAACAACTATGAGTAATAGTGTAGTAAGTGGATTTTTTGATGGCTCCGCTCTCGCAGACAAAACCTTTTATGGTTTTAGACTTAATAAAGACGGTGACTTAAACGTAGAAATAATTAACGATGGTACAACTATAGTAAAATTACCTATGGATGATATCTTAGATGAAACAGACTATAAACATTGGTTTTGGTCTTCAGATACTATCGAATTTTATTTTAATGAAGCAAACGGTCACCTTATAATGAAAATGATTTAATGGAAGTGAAAATATGGCACAATTATTAGATTTAGGTAAATTGCGTTTTTACTTCGCTGGACAGTGGAGCAATAGCACAACTTACGAAATAAACGACATTGTAAAATACGGTGGTAACGTTTATGTTTACACTTATGGATTAAAAACTGCAGGTAATTTACCAACAGACGTTACTTATTGGCAGTTAATGGTAGAAGGCGTAAACTTTGAAGGTGTATATGACAATACTTCTTCTTATCAAATTGGTGACGGTGTTGCACATGGTGGTAAGGTTTATATTTGTATTGCAGATACAGTCGGTAACACTCCACCTAACACAACTTACTGGTCTCTTTTTGCAGACGGTATCCAGTGGGAAGGTGAATATGACGCACTTACCTCTTACCAGA